GAAAAGACCGGACCTGATGCCAAGAAATTATTTACCGATAAGGTAGTCCCAATCCACAACAAATTACCATTCTTCTTTAAGCCTATCCAAGACGGGATGGACAAACCGAAGACCGAACTATCATTCAGAGTCCCGGCATCTAAGATCACCAAGAAGAATATGTTTGACATCAATGAGGATAGCATGGTTGGTTTGGACACCACTATAGATTGGAAGAATACGGACGATAACTCTTATGATGGTGAGAAATTATTATTACTTCTACATGATGAATCAGCAAAGTGGTTAAAGCCTGCTAATATTCTAAACAATTGGCGTGTAACCAAGACGTGTCTTAGGTTAGGTAGTAAGATTGTGGGTAAATGTATGATGGGTTCTACATCTAATGCTCTCAGCAAGGGTGGTGAGAACTACAAGAAACTTTACAACGACTCTCAGTTACATACCCGGAGCAAGAACGGTCAGACAAAGAGCGGACTCTACGCATTGTTCATTCCTATGGAGTGGAATATGGAGGGGTTTATTGACAGATATGGTATGCCCGTACTAAGGAAGCCGAGTGATAAGATATTGGGAGTAGATGGTGGTTGGATCACCAATGGCGCGATTGATTATTGGGAAGCAGAGGCAGAGTCACTAAAGAATGATGCCGATGCATTGAATGAATTCTACCGTCAGTTCCCACGTACAGAGTCACATGCATTCAGAGACGAAAGTAAGGAGTCTTTGTTTAATTTAACAAAGATATATCAGCAGATCGACTATAATGATGGTACAATAATGGATAAACATCTTACCCGTGGATCATTCTATTGGAAGGATGGCATTAAAGATACCAAAGTTATATGGAGTCCCGATCCTAAAGGTAGGTTCTTGGTGTCTTGGATTCCTCCCGAAAGCTTACGCAATAGAGTAATCAAAAAAGGAGAATCATTCTTCCCGGGAAATGAACATATAGGAGCGTTCGGATGTGACCCGTATGATATTTCAGGTGTAGTAGGAGGTAGAGGATCAAACGGAGCATTGCACGGCAAGACACAATTCCATATGGACGATGGTCCGTCTAATGCATTCTTCTTAGAGTACATCGCTAGGCCACAAACTGCAGAGATATTTTTTGAAGAGGTACTAATGGCGTGTGTTTTTTACGGGATGCCGATCTTAGTTGAGAACAATAAGGTTAGGTTATTATACCATTTTAAGAATAGAGGTTACCGTGGATTTAGTATGAATCGTCCCGATAAACCAATATCAAACCTATCAAAGACCGAGCGTGAGCTAGGTGGTATACCAAACTCAAGTGAAGACGTAAGGCAGGCACATGCATCCGCAATCAACTCATACATAGAGAAGTATGTTGGGTATGATACTGAAGGATCGTACCGGGACGCTGATCTTATGGGAGACATGCCATTTAATAGAACATTAGAGGATTGGGCTAGGTTTGATTTCAATGATAGAACAAAGTTTGATGCCTCTATTAGCTCGGGTTTAGCTATCATGGCTACACAAAAGAACCTATATATGCCTGAAAAGAAAAAATCAAAAATTTCCATTAACTTTGCAAGATATAATAATTCAGGTACTCAAAGCAAAAAGTTAGAATAATTTGGCGTGTGTATACCGACATATTAGAAAGGATTTAAATACCACCTTCTATGTCGGTATCGGTAATACAACAGATAGAGCAAGATCAAAAATAAAAAGGAACAAACATTGGTATAGTATAGTAAACAAAACTGATTACGAAATAGAAATATTGTACGATGATATTAGTTGGGAAGAGGCTAAGGAGAAAGAGATAGAGCTAATATCATTATACAAAAGAAAAACTAACGGAGGAACTTTATGTAATATGACTGACGGAGGCGATGGTAGTATAGGTTGTAAACATACAATAGAGGCCATTGAGAAGATGTCAAGAAGTCATGGAGCAGCACTTAAAACTGAGGATGTATTGAAAATCAGAGAGTTATATTCAAACGGAGGGTGTACACATAGAAGTTTGGCAGAAAAATTTGAGGTTACTAAACAATGCATCACTAGCATAGTAACCAATAGAACGTGGAAAAACATATCATAGATGGAAGAGATTAAAATTTCAATACAAAAATCACCATTCCCAAACCAATATGCTACTGACGTAGAGAAGGATTCTTCTGAGTTCGGTCTTCGTGTAGGTAACTCCATTCAAGCAGAGTGGTTTCATAGAGACGGGATGAATAGTAGGTACTATAGCCAATGGAGAGAATTCCATAAGCGTAGACTATATGCCCGGGGTGAGCAATCGGTTCAGAAATACAAGAACGAACTCTCTATTGAGGGTGATTTATCTTATATGAATCTTGATTGGACACCCGTTCCTATTCTACCTAAGTTCGTTGACATTGTTGTCAATGGAATGTCTGACCGTTTGTTTAAGGTAAAAGCCTACGCTCAAGATGCTATGTCTCAGGCAAAGAGAAGTAAGTATCAGGATATGGTTGAGGGTCAGATGGTTGCGAAAGATGCTCTTCTTAATATTCAGAATGCTACCGGGGTAAATCCTTTTGTGATGAACCCGGACGAGTTGCCGAGTACCGATGAAGAGATGTCATTACATATGCAGCTTAACTATAAGCCTGCCATTGAGATCGCTGAAGAAGAAGCCATTAACACAATAATGGATGAGAATAAATTCTTTGATACCGTATCGAGATACAACTATGACTTAGCAGTTTTAGGGATTGGTGTAGTGAAACACGAATTTTTGCCGGGAGCGGGAGTTGAGATTGACTACGTTGACCCGGCTAATATGATTTACTCGTATACTGAAGACCCATACTTCAGAGATTGTTTCTATTGGGGAGAGGTAAAGACCGTCCCGGTTACGGAGCTTATTAAGATTGATCCTAACAGTTCTACGATAATAGTGTATTCAATAAAGATAATTGTACACTTCTTTACTTCAACTATAAGACGTTAAAGAAAGTCGTATACAAGAAAAAGATTTTAGACAACGGGAATAAACGCGTCATCAAGAAAGATGATACATTTAATCCTCCGGTTGAGATGATGCAGGAAGGCAACTTCGAGAAGTTAGAAAAGACTATTGAAGTTTGGTACAATGGCATCATGGTTATGGGAACTAATATGTTGTTGAAGTGGGAGATGGCTGAGAATATGGTCAGACCTAAATCATCTAGCCAACATGCCCTGCCAAATTATGTAGCTTGTGCGCCACGTATGTACAAAGGGAACATTGAGTCTCTTACTACTAGGATGATACCACTCGCTGACCAAGTTCAGTTGACACACTTAAAGATTCAACAATTAGTTTCACGCATTGTTCCTGACGGAGTGTTCATTGATGCTGATGGAATTAATGAAGTTGATTTGGGTAGTGGCGCAGCATACAATCCCGAAGACGCTCTAAGGATGTACTTCCAAACGGGTAGTGTGGTAGGAAGAAGCTATACTCAGGACGGTGAATTTAATAATGCCCGTGTACCAATTCAGCAGCTCACATCAAATAGCGGGGCTAGTAAGATGCAGATGCTTATCGCAAATTACAACCACTACTTAGATATGATCAGAGCCGTGACCGGGCTAAATGAAGCAAGAGATGGTAGTGATCCTGATCCTAATTCATTAGTTGGTCTTCAGAAGTTGGCTGCGCTTAATTCAAATACTGCCACACGTCATATCTTGGATGCAAGTATATTCATGATACGGTCCGTTGCTGAGGCAATGACTTATAGGATATCAGACATCATGCAGTATGCAGACTTTAAAGATGACTTTGCTAATAAGATTGGGAAGTATAATGTATCATTATTGAATGAGATCAAAGACTTATACATATACGATTTTGGAATATTTATTGAAGTATCCCCGGACGAAGAAGATAAGGCCGCATTGGAAAGAAACATTCAGATCGCATTATCACAAAAGAATATTGATATTGAAGATGCTATTGACATCCGTGAGATTAAGAATATAAAGTTAGCAAATCAACTTCTTAAACTCAAACGAATCAAGAAGCAAGATCGCGAAGAAAAGATGATGATGCAGAAGCAAGCTATGATGTCTCAGCAAAACATTAAGTCTCAGGAGATGGCGGGTCAG